GTTAGTTACAAGCCCTTATCATGTATACTTAATGATGAATTAAGATATATGATGAGTGTTATAATTAAAATCTATTAACTTTTTACCTAGTAATGGGTAGAGTTAATGTCATTTAATGACTCGTTATAACATAGCCAATTATCAATGAGTCCCATAGTCTATAGATATAAACTACTTTAAACCTTTATCATGAAAAATATTCACATCAAAGTCTTAAAAAGACTTTTAATGTTAATATTTTCACAACATGATTTAAAATTCTTTCGCCCTTTTGTCTCTAATTTATTTAAATGAATTAGTGACTGAGGAACAGTCCATACTATTAAGTATTATAAACAAATGCGTCTACATTGTACAAGGTACATATGTGGACAGCCTTTATTAATTAATAATATGAGTATTGGACTGACGAAAGATGGATGACCCAAAAAGCTTTTATTTCTTAAAAAATATGTTGATAGTGGTAAAACTATTGATTTAAAATTTGTTTTAACAATTTTAAATTTTAGTAGATCATGAATCCTATCTAAGGATGAATGATCTAAAGTTGAACCTAACTTCTCAAGTATTACAGATCCACCAAAAGGTGAATATACAATACCTGGAGGTTTTATCAATAAATTTGTTAAGAAACATTCATTGAATCGAAAACCACCTATCTTCTCTAAAGCATTAGTATACTTATCAATGAAAGCTGGTCCTGATGGACCTGCTACATTAACATCCTATCATAATCTATTACAATATAGTTATGAAGAGATGCAAAGTATTTTTAATATTACAGATGAAGATGGAGCAGATTTCTTTTCTAAATCCTACAAGTATGCATGGGATAATAACTTGTATTCCCAAAAGTCTAAAACTAATGGGGTACTAAGTTATGTTAAAGATCCTGAAGCAAAATTGAGGATAATAGCCATTTCTGACTATTATACTCAATTATTTTTTTTTTAAAACCGATCCACAACATAATTTTGTTTATGTTAAGAGGAAGTTTTAATACTTGCGACAGAACCTTTACTCAAGATCCGATGCATAGATGGGAGGAAAATGAACACTGTTTTTGATCCTTAGATTTGTCTAGTGCAACTGATCGATTTCCTATTGATTTACAACGTAGACTATTAGTTAGAATTTTTAATGAAAAATTCGCTAGTAGTTGAAGTTATTTATTATCTAATAGGAAATTTACTACTCCATTGGGTGACATTGTAAAATATTCTACAGGTCAACCAATGGGTACTTATTCTTCTTGGG